CTACTCTTTCGAGTACAAGTTCTAGTACATCAACTACTGTTTCAAGTACAAGTACAAGTACAAGTACGTCGACTACTCTTTCGAGTACAAGTTCTAGTACCACAGAGACAACTAGTACGAGCACAAGTACTACAGAGACAACCACTACGAGTACATCCACTAGCACAAGTTCAACAACCAGTACTACAAATACTACAAGTACAAGTACAAGTTCAAGTTCAACAAGTACAAGTACCTCTAGTACCACAAGTACAACAACAACATCTGAAGGTGAATATCCAGAGATAACATATATATTAATACAGGTACTAAAGGTTTTGCAGCTCAGATGAATCAGAATTATCAAGATTGTCTACAAGGTTCTACAACATATACAAAGAGTATTAATATTCAAGATTTAACTGCTACAGATGTGTGCAATGTAATAGGCTCAACTTCATATGAAAATCTAAATAGCGTCACATGGTTGAAATCAACAGAAATGGGACTCAATGAAGAACAAGTAAATATCACGAATATTATTCCTGGTACTGTTGAAGATTATCTTACTGTAACTAAATCTTGTGGTTTAGTTGTATCTACTATGTCAGGAACGGCTTCTGTAGATATTAATAATATTGTTGATAATGATACCTTAAGTGAAGGTACTCTATTATATTTAACAGGATCTATCGGTGGATTTCTTGGTGGCGGAGTATTAGTCTTTAAGAATGGTACAGGTAATATAGTAACAGGAGCAGCAGACTTTACAATGAGAGAAGGATCAACATTGGTCTTTAAAAAAGACGCTGATAGTAATTTCATTTTACAAACAGCAAACTACTAAGGAGAATAATTATGGCATTCGTCAGTGTGACTTATACTTTTACATCAGGAACAACAGCTGATCCTGGACAGGTAAATACAAACTTCAGTAATGTAATTGACGGGCTGACCGATGGCTCCAAGGACCTTGCTGTTTATGGTGCATACATTAAAGGCACTCTTACTGTGGTTGGTCAATCGAATCATGCAGGAGGTGTAGTAGTAGATGGTACTATTACTTCTAATATCTTAAGTGTTGGTCAGATTGTAAAGAATACAATAAATAGTGGCGCTATTGTTCAAACTGCAACTAATACAACAGTAGAAGGAGAGTCAGGAAATGCTGATGATCTTGATACTATTACTGTTACTGCTGGAGCTGGAGCTGGTAGTATTATAATGCTAGGGAGATATATAACTAGTGGTACAATAACCGTTAAACACAATACAGGAAACATCTACTGTACTACAGATAAAGACTTAACAGCTAAAAGCGAAATGACCCTTATCTATGCTAGCGATGGGTACTGGCATCAAACTTCATACGAAGCAAATATTTAGTTATTATTGTATTGATTATAAGTATTAAGGTCTATGGGATATGAACAAGTATTAGAAGATGATGATCAAAGACTATATAAGGATCAATGGAAGTTCAAAAGAATAACCATTAATACTGGTGATCATGTTAAGATAAGACGACATAAAAATATAGCAGATGTTGATATTAGTTTTCGAGTAGAAGAGTTACAAGACTTACTATATGATAGAATAACAACAATAGCAGAAGAAGAAAGTACCGAGCACCAAGGTAAGGTGTTAGACCTGTTCTTAAAAGGACTATCTCTCCACGAAATATCAAACGAACTCAATTGTAACTATACAGCTATATGGCATTGCTTACATGGATGCCATCAATACTATTCTGGAAAGAAACAAGGAATAGCTGGAGGTCTCTTTAAGAAGCTAAGAAAAATAGCTCTTAAGGATTCTACATGCACACATCTCTTCAGTAAGATTATAGATCTTAGAGGAGAGACAATTGATGAAGAAGAAATGTGGGAGGCACAACTTGAACTTTGTTGAAGTACCAGAAGAATTATCTGAAATAGATTACGTCACAGTACCAATCCTCTTTCAAGCCATTATAGCACCAGACGTGCTTACGCAGATGGAAGAAGATCTGCTAATAGAATACCAAGTACATTACGAACATCTCAGAGAAAGACTACTTACTCGTATCTATCAGTTAGTAGAAGAGAACGCAACTGAGAGACAAAAGATAATAGTCTACTTTGTACTACAAGGTAGAACATACCACGACATAGCCAAGATCCTAGGACTCAACTATACGACAGTATATTACTCGTATTGTGGGACACCAAAGAGATGGGGTGGCTTTCAAAAGAAGTTTAAATTAATAGCGAGAGAAGATGAAGAGTGCCGATTAATTCTACAAGAGTTAACAGCATTGAGATCTGAGTACGACGCGTTATAACTTCAAACTAAATTACCAATTAACATGAATTTAGACGAGCTGAAGAGGTCCATGATCAAAGAAGCGGTTGATCTATATAAAATTGTGTTACCTTGTGATTCAGGTAAGTCTTGGACTCTCTGTGGATATAATATGCTATATTGGTTTAACGATAAGCATGGAGGAACATTTTGTGTCAAGAGGACTCTGACTCCGAAACAACGAAAAGCTTATTGCACAGAGGACAGTGAAGATCAGTTGCCCGCTTCTTAAAAGATCGCTTACAGTCAGTACATGTCTTTACAACCTTGTTACACTTAATACAATCTTTCATATCTTGCTTACTCATACAATCTCCTCTATCTTCTTAAGTAGATCACTTACTCGTTTCTGACAAGAATGATTCCTTTGTATATATTGATATCCACTAATCACTCTATCTAATCTCTCAGAAGGATTGTCTAGATAATAATCAACCTTCTCTTTTAAATCAGAGTAGTCAGCACGTACCTGGACTAAGCAGTCATCTGACATATGCTTATCAAAACCTCTAGGTTTAACACCAATAGTAAGAGCCATATTAGCTGTGGGGTAAAAGTATTGATGAGTAAGCCAATTCCACTTTGTAGGAAAGGCCATCATGATCTTTGATTTGTTAGCGAATATACTAAGTTCTGAGGAGGTCCTGATTGGATCTGATATCTTATCTATTTCTTCCAAGCACTCTCCTTTAATCATAATATCTGGCAGTGTCAATTTAGGATATATATGCTTCATAAAGTTGACTCGATTCTTATGCCAAGATTTATACATTGAGTAATTACCACAGTGAGAAAATTCGTACTCTCTTTCTAAGCCTCTATCATAATCATCAGCTGTAATGGCAGGAGGAAGCCACATTCTATGATCTACCTGGTAGTTATTAGAGTCTTCAAATTCTAGAGTGAGTAGTCTTATGTTCTTATATGTGTTCAAGTAATTATGTATCTTTGCTGGATAAGCTTCAGAGTCGCACTCATACAATACCACTAAACCTTTGAAGTCCTCTAAGCCAACTATGTTACCACACTTACCTATAGTGAAGAGTATAATAACATCAGGAACTATTCTATTACAAGACATTGCTATAATATCATCTAAGCAGGTTATCCTTCTATGTGCTCTGACTCCGAAGTCATGGTAATTAATATTACACTGTTTCTTGAACTCATCAAAGAAGCTCTGCCTGAAATCGTGGACTGTATCTGTATATCCCTTGTACAACAGTAAGTAGTTCATTTAAATCCTTAAGTAATTAGATTAATTTATTAAATAGATTACATTAATCTTCGGGTTAATATTTATTATTATTTGGACGAACTTCATTTCCCCTATCTTTTCTTATTTACCTAATTAAATAGATTAAATCGTGACGCTCCCCTTTTTCTCTCCCATAATATAGGAGCCCCTATGAAAGGAGTCCAAGGCTATAGGAACCTTGGAGCCATAGAGCTTAGCTAGAAAGCTCATATGTATGTTGGATAAGCTTAAAGCCAAGCTTAGTAAAGAGGCTTATACTAGCAGAGTTAGAAGGGTTAATATTAGCAAGGTTGCGTTTTGGGCCAATTTTCAACATTGCCTTGATAGCTTCACTAGCTACTCCCTGCCCTTGATACTGCTTAGCTATAAAGATTCCAATTTCTCCAAGAGCAGTTTTATAACAATGACCTACAGATTTCCCACCCATCTCTATAATATTCCATACATAATATGGGCTACTTTTAATGAATCGCATATGCTCAGTCCATGTTGGTAATAATTGATGAGATATATTAATTGAATCATCTCTCTCCTTCAATAGCTCATATAAGAAAGCTGCATCTTCTTTTACTACTGGTCTTGTTATCATTTAGCACTCACTTGTTAAGTTTAGTTTCATCTTCTTACCTTTGATTGTTGGAAGCTCTGCTGTCCAATCATGCCACTGTGGTGTTATACAATAGCAGTCAGTACAATCATATACATTCTCATATGAGCTTGTAAGTTCTTCGTTCAATTTTTCGCTTGGTCTTTCATCTATCTCTTTAATATTGTCACTGTACTTCTTAGCCATATCAATCAATTTAGCTTTCTTGATTTTAGGAACATAAATATGTCCCCTTTCAAAAGTTGTAAGTTTCTGTAGAATAAACATAGCAGCATCCTCGATAGTAATCCAGAACCTAGTCATCTTCTTATTAGTAATAGTGATTGCTTGATTTTTAGATACCTGCAGCTTCCATAGTTCTAGAACGCTACCTTTGCTATTTAGTACATTGCCATATCTCACAATACCGAAGTGACAGCTTCCAAGATTATTGGCTCCAATGAATAATCTTTCAGCTAGCATCTTCGTTGCACCATATAGGTTAATAGGGTTACAAGCTTTATCAGTAGAGATAAGGAGGCATCTTTTGACTCCATTTAAGTTAGCTGCAGTAATGACGTTCTTTGTACCTTCTATATTTATACGTACAGCCTCAGTACTGTTGTACTCACATGTTTCGATTCTCTTCATAGCTGCACAATGGATAATAGAATCTACGTCTTTAGTAGCTTCGGTTAGTTTCTGTAAATTGCCTACATCACCTATGACATATTGTAGAATGTTATCAGGATAGACGGGGTAGTCTTGCATCATCTCAGCTTGTAGAGCTTCGGTGCGACTGTATACAATTATCTTAATAGCTTCTCTTTCAAATAGTAATTGCTTAACTAGCTCACGTCCCAGCGTACCTGAGCCTCCTGTGATTAATACTTTCTTCATTATTTTGAATCCTCTCTATAATTACATTGTTTAGGTAGCATCTTGTCATCACTCAATCCAAATTGTTCTAATCCTATAGGAGAAGGAAAACTAATACAAGCTTTAGGTTTCTTATCTTGTAGCTTACATTTGTTATCTTTGTTGAGTTGCGGACATGGTAGGTACACTTTATATTCTACATGTGTTTTACTCTTCTGATTGATCTTAAAGCCTCTAGCTTTGGCCCATTCGTTGTGCACGTCGTCATTTGGATAATGCAACGTTATATGCTTGCAACAAGCACCGCAGCCTGAGCATTTAGTATCTTCGTGATTCTTCATACTCTTTTAAATATCTCCTTCCTTGGTTCGCCTTCTAGAACGATACCACCATCCATTATATCTTCAACAGTCTCCTTACACATAGCTAAGGTTTTCTCTACTACCTCTGTTGTATGTGCTAGAGATATAAACCAAGACTTACCAAAGAATAGTTTCTTCTTAGCTGACTCCTGCCAGAATAAGTTCAAGTTATTCTCATCACCATCAAAGATAGCACGAGTACCTATACCTTTCATACATATATCAAGAGGTTTAAGAATCTCATTCATTCGGAATTGAAAGACAGTGCCGAGATTCCAAAGTGTTGAAAGTTTAGTAAGTGATAGTTGATCAAGAGTGTATAAAGCTTCATCAATAGAATGAGAATCAGAAGCAAATGTAGAGGAGACAAAATAGCCATATGTATTCATGATTTCAGTAGAGCCACCTACTACAGATAGTGGAGAGCCATTAGCCATTGCTTTACCTAATACTATAAGATCAGGTTGAATCTTTAGATGGTTACTAATAGAATACTCAGGAGTACGGAAACCAGTTATGACTTCATCGAATATTAAGATGACATCTTGTTCAGTACATATCCTTCTGAGGTCCATTAATTCTTGAGTTACAGAGGAGTCAAGAGTGATTTGAACAGGTTCTATAATCACATAACCATATTCACAAGGATGAGCTTGTAACTCTTTAATGATATCTGCAATTGAATCTTTCTTAGTGTAGCCTTCCCAGAATGTTCCTTGACCAGGATCCTCCTCGGCGATGAAGCTATTATGGAAGCCATGGTACCCATGTCCTAGGCCCATTATCTCTTTATCCTTGTGAGTAGTATTCTCTTTGTATGCTCTAGCAATACGTACTGCTGCACTACAAGCTTCAGATCCAGTCTTAAGAAGCTTGACTTTCTCGATACAAGGAAATAGTTCACAGAGTTTTTCAGCAAGTACCACTTCTCCAAAATAAGGAAGGCTATAGTTGTTGTTAGAGGAAAGGACATTAGAACCCAAACCGCAGACATAATCTATATAAGGTCCTTTTTCAGTTAGTATCTCATAAGGTTCTTTAGTAGTATTATATCCTTCCATATGTTCTTCTTTATCAAAAGAATGAGTTGGATAGATATTTTTTATAAACTGATCGGAACGCCTACTGTACGTAGTACATCCCTGTGCAATTACTTTCTGTGCTCGATCGTCCCAAGTTTTTTTCATTTTGTCTCCTTCTTGTTTTGTTCTTTTAATGCTTCATAGTATTTCTGTACTCTCTCTAAATCCTCTTGAGTATCAATTGAGAGTTTAGGTTGATCACTAAGTAATATAGGACTGTGGTACTTGGCAAGCTTAAAGCCAATCTTCTGAGCCATATCTTTATCAAAGATACATACATGTTCGTCATCTCCACTACCTTCACTAAGCCATTTAAGAAATCCATAAGACATTATTTGAACGTCGTGGCCATCCACGCAGGGAGCATTGTCCATGAAGTCAATCTTATTATTATCAAATAATGAACTCATGTAGTGTAGGACTGCTGTATCAATAAGAGGAGAGTCTGCTGTTATGCGGACTATATTATCCATCTTATGAGAAGTGGCACATCGGTAGAATCGATCCAGTACTTTGTTTTCTGAACCTTCATAACATACTACGTCGTGCTCCCTACACCACTCTTTAATTGGATCTCCTATTGGTACAGCAACTACAACTTTATCTATAACGCTACTAACTCTTTGTACAACATGACTAATAATAGGTTGACCATCTATTTCTAGTAAGCCTTTATTTGGTAAACGGGTACTTGTACTACGTGCTTGTATTATAGCTGTCATTTTAGATTCTCCATTAACTCTTTGAGTTGTTTAGGTTTAAGTGCAAACTTATTATCAGGACAAGTTATATCCTTACGATTCAAGGTGATATGTTTCTCTATGAACTGTGCACCTAGATGCATAGCTTTAACATCTTGTCTAATACCAAGACAATGTGAACTCCATCCGTGGAAGTTATCAAAGATGTTATCAAAGTTCACTTCAAAAGGTACAGGATACAAGGGGACACAGAACATTCTAATAATCTCCTCGCCAGAAGGAAACTCAGTATTGACGTTACCTGAAATAAAGATAGCTTCAGCAGCATTAGAAGTAGCATAGTTTAAAAGTGGGCTATGTCTTTGATCGTATGAAAACTTAAGTGGGAGGTTACGATCAAGACAGAAATCAAGAGCATCCTTCTTCCAAGTAGATGCAAATACTTTCAGAGCAGGAAACTGTTCAGCATACTTTAGTAACTCATCAAACATATGAAGAGACATAAACATATTACCACTATCTGTAAACTCTTTAGTATTAGGGAACAGTTGAAACTTAATACCCCATACATGATTAGCAGCAGCTACGTCTATAAGTTCCTTAGCATAATCTAATCTACCCATATGACAGGAGCCAGGGTCCACTATTACATTACATCTGTTATCTTCTGCTTCTTGTCCAAAATTAAGTTGTGGTCTACTTATGTCCATTATTCTTTCTCCTTATCTCTTCGTTTAAGATAGACTCTATGCATAGCAGCCTTACCCTTCTTTGTTTTAAAGTATTTCTTCAGAGCACGGGCTCGTACGATCTTACCTTTTTTGGTTTCCATGTACTTCTTTACATTGTCATTGTGGCTCATGATGAGTTCTCCGATCTTATGATACTTTGAACCATACCAGTAGCAAGCTTAGCATCAGCCATAGACCAGAGAAGCATAGGATTAGCTAGCCAAGTTTCTATCATTCTAATATAAGATTGTTGGATATCATCTAAACTAACATTCTTAGTTCCTATCTTACATTTAAAGAAAGGGCTAGTGTTACGTAGCTTAATAGTGCCTGCATTCTTAGCTAGATAGACTAACTGTATACAATCCCACCAAATATCGTGAGGACCAGTATTGTAGTTATTATATGATATAGTATGTTTTCGACGTTCCAAACGTTTCTCAAATACAAAGCTCCAGTTGCACACCATTCTTATGTCGCACTTCCAAGGCATATTAAATAACATCAAATCATCAATATCTCCAAGATCAAAGGATACTGGCTTCTCTACTAGTATCTTAGGTACTGTCTTCATTAGTGTCTTAACATGTTTATAATGTTGTTCAGTAGGAGAGGCGATGATTGCTGCATCAAAGATCTCATTCTTCTTAACTGGTACATTGTCATGAACTAGATCGAAAGGTCGTACATTGTGTCCAAGATACTTTAGTATAGCACAGTACCTCTTTCCCATACTTCCACCACTGCCTACGACTAGAATGTTCTGTGCTAGTCTTTTCTTTCTCTGTCGAAGTACATGTGCACTCTCTGTTACCTTAACTTTGTTTTTGTTAATCATCTTATCAAATGCACTCTCTGTTACCTTAACTTTGTTTTTGTTAATCATCTTATCAAATTTATCCATTATTCTTCCCTCCATATATCTATATAGGTATATCAATACTTAATCACAAACTAATTGAAAATAAAAGTGTAATAAAATAGAGAGACATTGTATGGTGGATTTCAAGGGAGAGAGTAAGGAGGCGATTGTATGGTAGAATGGACGACGGGAGTAGGATACATGTCCGTGCTACCACTGTTTATTGCACATTGGAATTGTCTACGTTTCGAGGGGTTTTATTAAGTTTCTGTGCGATAAACAATAGTGCACGTTTTTGAGTGACATAAGATGACGATTATATCATAATAAAGAAAGGAGATAATATGAAATTAAAAATGAGCATGTTAGGTAGAATGTTAAGAGAGAGACCGTCAGCATTAGGAATCTTTCTGTTCCTTAATGACGGTAGAGTAGGAACGTACTCACAGATACAGAAGCAGCTAGGACTACAGACATCGTCTATTAGTAATGGCTTTAAGTTCCTAATAGCAGAAGGAATAATAGAAGAAGAAGGGAAGGCTACAGCTGGTAAGACAAAAACATATAAATTAATTCCACAAATATAGTATTCTAAAAGCTAGACCAATAAGAACGATACCAATAAGATATAGATATCCTCCTGTATTCTCTTTTTCACCTTTAGTAAATGATTGTTTAAAATGTTCCTCTTCTGATTTAGTAAGAGGTTCAGTATTATATATTTGTACCTTCTCAATCTTTACTTCAGGAGGAGTAGGATTATTCACATATGCATCATAGATGACACAACATATCTGACAGATAATATTAATAACAACTATAATAATGTAGATAAAAAACAGACATGAAAGTAAATAGATCATAATAATATTCCTTTGTTTAATTAATATTCCCTTACTAATTTATATTATAGTTATGATTCAGTTATAATATCCATGTACTACATACCCTCAAAATAAATGAAAATAATAGTGTAATTTTGACCCCTTACTTTGTATAATACTCTATGAGAGCTTTGGAAAAGGTTCCAAGGAGTAAAGGAGCCTATATACCTCAGTACCAAGGTAACAAGGCATAATGTATAGCAAGGACTAAAGGGTTAGAGATAGAGGTAGGGAAAATTGGTGACTTTAGATCTAAGTCAGATGATATTTAAGATATGATACTTTCAATATTAATCCTCGGAATCACAGCCAATCTCATTCTATTAGCAATCCTCTTCATAGTGGTAAGCAACGCACATTCAATAAAAAAGAGTGCTCCTTTAGAAGAAGTAAAAGTAACAAAGACCAATAAAGAAGATAAGGAAGAGAGAAAGAAGAGAGGAAGCTCAGTAATCATAATGACAGAAGAAAGAGACGAACAACTATTTGATAGAGCATCTAGGACTGACGCAGATAGATTAGAATAACACATACCTTAAGGATACCTCTATGAGTGAGACTCCAAAGAAGAAACGTACACCTGCACAACTAGCACATAGCAAGAAGCTATCTGACCTCTCTAAGAAGAGAGCGAAAGACCAACTCAAGACATATAAGCAGAAGAAAGCCATACAGAAGAAAAAGAGTAACATACCTAAACTCAAGACTAAAACAAAACCTAAAGATACTCCCGTACCACAAATACACCAACCTAAAGCCGTAAAAATTAAGAAGGATTGGCTCACCAACGAAACCACTATAGAAAATGCATACTGGAGTCTAGTAGCAGCTGGCGAAGCACCTACACAGACAAGGTTAGCTAAGACAAGTGGCTTACACCCTACTACAGTAAACAATCATTTAAAGGAGTGGGACTTTGAAGCTCTATTGGCCTCACAGAAGCCCGCCACGGCAAAGGTGTTACTAGCATTAACTAAGAAGTGCGTGGGAGCGAATTCCGACGTACAGGCCATCAAACTTTACATGACGCTAATTAACAAGTGGGAAGAGAAAGTGAATCCGTCGACTCTCATCGGTGTACAAGCACCCACCAACATTCAAATAGAAATAGTAGATACTAAGAAAGCCGTAGCGAACGTAGTAGAGACGGAGATTGATGTAGAGAACTTTTAATATGGCTTAATCACACACAAGCCTAGAGACTATGTGCTACCGGTTTAACGTCGGACTTGGCTGGTACGCACATAGAATGTAGGTCTTAAGTTATCAAGGAGAAGAGATGGAAGAAGACGTAGCAGTACAATTAGAACTAGAAAACGTTAGAGAGATTCAAGGTTGTATGGTCACACGATGGAGTCTTCAAATAGAGATAGTAGAACCTCCGACTAGAGAGTACTTGGCTGGTACGCACAGTGACAAGATTGATAACACAGGACCCATCGATTCCATAGGGGGACAAGTATGAGACTGCAAATCCCCAAAAAACTTGATTTCTTAATAAAGAAGAAGAAACGATACAAAGTAGCGTATGGAGGCCGTGGAGCAGGTAAGTCATGGTGCTTCGCTGATATACTATTAGTAAAGGCATTAGAGAAGAAGAGCCGTGTTTTATGTGTTAGAGAGTTGCAGACCAGTATCAAGGATTCAGTGCATCGTCTATTAGCAGATAGGATCATGTATCACAAGTTGGACAAGTTCTTCGACATAACTGAATCAGAGATCAGAGGCTCAAACGGTTCCTTGTTCCTATTTAAGGGACTCAGATCTAATGCAGCGGAGATAAAGAGTTTAGAGGGTGTAGACTTCTGTTGGATAGAGGAAGCACAGAAGGTCAGCGAAGTGTCGTTGGATCTTCTGTTCCCTACGATTAGAAAGGAAGATAGTGAGATTTGGATTTCATTTAATACGGGGGCTGAGTCAGATCCAGTGTACCAACGATTCGTCACTACTAATCATCCAGAAGCAGCAGTACAGAAGATCGGCTACGCCGACAATCCATGGTTCCCAGAGGTACTAAGGAAAGACATGGAGCATGATCGGTTGAACAATCCTGATAGATACGATAACGTTTGGGCCGGCAACCCAGGGGTCGAAGGAGCCTTCTTTACAGAGTTCGCTCCAGCACACTTACATGAAGCTCCGTTCCAAGTTGAACTGTCATCCTTAGAGGGAAGACTCTTCGGATCTTTGGATCATGGAACTACTCATGCTACATCATTTGGCTTATGGTATATTGATGATGACTTCAAGATTCATCGTATCTGCAGTTATTATGCTTCAGGTAGTACAGTGGCAGAACATGCCAGAATGATCCATGACACCATAGAGTCGATGACATGGACAATGGGGTATATGCCAGATAGAGTGTTTGCGGATCCCTCGATGTGGACTGTAGTGAAGAAGAGTGAGGCTGATCAATGGAGTCCGATAGATGAGTATGTAAACTTCTTTAAAGAGGCAGGACATAAGACTCAGTTTGTTAAGGCAAATAATGATAAGGTGAATGGTTGTCAGGTTATGAGGTTCCTATTCAAAGAGACAGCCGAGGCTCAGCCGTTCCGATACTTCGATGGATACAATAAGAGCTTTGTAGAGGGTATGGCGGTTGAAGTAGATATGAACAATCGGGAGAAGTACGCAAAACAGGAAAATGATGATGCAGCTGATGAAGCTAGGTACGGTATGGTGGGATGTTGGTCGATGGTAGCGATATTAAGACAAAGAGTTAAACACAAAGCTCCCAAATCGCATTTGCAGAAACTGTTAGCAGGTAAGTTTGGACAAAAGAAGACAACCTCAAATGATGGAGATTGGTATAATGGATAAAGTAAAGACATTAAAGAAGTCAGCCATTCTTCCAGTATTGGCTGTGCTCCTAAGTTCGCTTACATATAAGTATGTACAGTCAACTGGTATAAGCTCAGAGATCTACACTGGAGTATTAATATCTATATTAGTAGTAGTGAAAGATGTTCTTAAACATAAGTTCAAAGTTATATGATATATCCTTACAAATGTCCAAGTTGTGCCAAGCACATAGAAGAGATTAAGCCTCATACCGAGAGCCACATTGTTCCTGATTGTGATGATTGTGGAACAACGATGAAGAGGATCTTCGGAGGTCATTCAATTAAGATCTGTAGTGATCCAGACGCGTGGAATCCAGGATTAGGTTGTAAGAATAAAGATACTAAAGAGAGGCTTAATGTATTAAGTCAAGATAGAGAAGTAATCACCTCAGACTCCAAAGGTAACAAGACGAAGCAATTCGTCGAAGGGGTCAGCTTAGTCGAGACTGGTAATGAGAAAGTTACACCTCCGGCTAAAGAGAGCAATTACGATTTAACGGATAAAGAGATTCACGAAATAGGGAGTGCATTAGATGGCTGAAGATAAAGAAATAGAGAAAGTCTTAAGTGAACATGAGGCTCCAAAAGCCGACGGCAAGAAGCAGACTGCCCAGGATCCAGAGGCACAGTCTGACGTAAAGCTTGTCATGGACTTATTTGCTCAAGGGAAAGCGGCTCGTAAGAAGTATGATCAACATTGGAACGAGTATGAGTCTTTCTATAAAGGAGAGCAGTGGCAGAGCAAGAATAAGAATAGAGCGAAGCCAGTTGTTAATATCTGCCGAGTAACGATACAGTCGATCTTACCGATATTGACAGATGCAAGACCAACATTCAACGTATTACCATCGACTCCTGAGGACTATCAGTTCGCTGCTGGGTTAGGTAAGATCACTGACTCTTGGTGGCAGAAGTTTGATGTCGGCATGGATCATACTTTAGTAGAGGTCCTAATGGATTCTCAGATCTTTGATGCTGGTATCTTAAAAGTAGTATGGGACCCTGAAGGAGAAGAAGGAATTGGCGATATAAAGTGTGATGTGGTAAGTCCACATAATATCTATTTGCCAGAAGGTGCCAGGGACTTTCATAAAGATTGTCCATGGGTTATCGAGAAGACAGATAAGCCAGTTGGTGAGTTAAGACTACAGTTCCCGGACTTCGCTCAGCAGATTAAAGCTGATGCAGATAAGGACAATGAAGACATAGATAAAGAGAACATGGCTAACGAGATCACATTGGTGTCTCCTATAGATAAGAACATCAACAATATCAATGTAGATCAAGGATTAGTGGATAATGGGATGCCAACGTCCAGTAATGATGAACGCAAACTAGCCACAGTATATGAGTGTTGGCTAGATGATAATAGCCTAGAAGAATATTGGGAAGAGCAAGATGATGGTAGCGGTAGCGGCGAGATGGAGAAGGTAAAGAAGATGAAGAAGAAGTATCCTAATGGGAAACTAATCACGATACTTCCGAACCAGAAGCTTAGACTGCAAGGAGTAGGTAATCCATTCAAGCACGCCAAGAAGCCTTATGTTCGCTTTGTAGATACTATACTAAGTAGACAGTTCTGGGGTGAAGGCGAAGTAGGATCTTTGCTTGATGTGCAGAAGATAATGAACAAGATATTAGCTAATATTATCGATTATATGAATCTAATGTCTAATCCTATTTGGAAGGTGGAGAAAGATTCTGGAGTAGATCCTGATGATATCACTAACGCATATGGATTGATATTGACACCTGATTCAGGTAAGAATGGTTCAGTGGTAAGAGAGATACCTCCTCCGATCCAATCAGCTTTATTCAACTTCTACGATATGATGAGACAGCAATCAGAGATGATCAGTGGTGCCTCAGATATCACTCAAGGTAGAAATCCAACAGGTGTAACTGCAGCGTCAGCTATCGAAGGACTACAAGAAGCGGCTCAGACACGTATTAGACTAAAAGAACGTAACATGAAGGTGAGCCTGGCTCAGCTTGGTTACTTAGTTGTGCAATTAGTTATGCAGTATTATGATGAACCTCGTATGGCTCGTTTAAGTGGTCAAGATGCTTTTCCAGAGTTCTTTGAGTTCTTCATGGAGGATACTCCAGATGGTACAGTGATGCATAAGCAGAATTACGCATATGATAAAGACAATGAACAGTACAACAAAGATGGCGAGTACAAAGCGTCAGCTCCTAGTAAGGGGATCTTTGATGTAGAGATATTAAGTGGAAGTGCTCTACCGTTCCAAAAGGGTCAGAAGATCAATACGGCATTTAAGTTACATCAGGCTCAAGCTCTTGATGTTGAAGGTTTATTGGATGCAGTGGAGTGGCCTGAGAAGCAGGAAGTATTGGAAAGAGTAGAAGCTAAGAAAAAAGAAGAAGAACAAGCAATGATGCAAATGCAACAGCAAGAAGCTGCTGCAAAACAATAAGGAGTTTAAGATGGCGGAGATGATGACAGATCCAAGTGCTAACCCTAACCAAACAGGTCAAGGTGAAGCCATGGGGCCCGGTGCGGCTCCAGAAGAAGCACAAGCAGGTGCTGGTGCAGAAGACAATCCTATCGTACAGGCTTTAACAGATATTGGCAAATACATATCAGCACAGCAAGAGCGCCAAGATCCTAAAGCAGCAGTTATGATGGAACATTTTAAAGGATTAGTGGATACTTTAAGAGGTGCGGGCGGAGAACAACCTCCTCAGCCAGGTCAGCCACAAGAGGGTGCGCCACCACAAGAAGGTGCAGTGCCACAGAGTCCAGGTGGTGTAGGCGGAACAAGAATGGCTGGAGCAGGTCAAGAACAAGGACCAGGTTCAGTACCAGTAATGTAAATTAACTTATAAGGAGTATAAGATGAATGGATTAGACATGGCCGGAGACGGCGAGAAGGATCTTTCGATCGGTACAGAAAACACAGGTCAGAAGGATTTAGGTTCCAAGAGTGGAGACGACGCAGTACAGTTTGTTGGCGATGGTGCCAAGGATGTTTGGAACAAAAGTGAGCCTTCATTGAAGGGTCAGTACGCTTTAAACGAACCATCTAAAGAAGGTGGTGGAGTTGACTTTACTGGAAACGGTTCAGCTGACGCCTAGTAGCGATGTTAAAAGTATAAGTATAAGAAACACACACAAAGGAGTAGAATTATGGATGAGTATACAGAAGATGAAGGAACTGTCGAAGAGCTTCCTGGCCAGGAACAACTCATTGACGATCCATCAGCCGAAGTACCTCAAGAAGGAATAGAAGGAGCAGCTCCCGCTGCTGATTGGGACGGATCTCAGTACAAATATCAGTACAAAGGCCAAGAGGTAGTTCCTAGAAGTCGAGAGCATATGATCGCTCTTATGCAAAAAGGTCATGGATTCAATTCAGAGTATGACCAACTGAAACAACAGAGAACAGAGTTCGAAGGTACCAAGTCAACTTATGACAAGTACGCTCAGCTTGACGCCATGTTTCAGAAGAACCCTGAATTACAACAGAAGATCAATAATGTCGTTTATGATCATCAGAACGGTATTACTCAAGGTGCAGAAGGTGGAGAATACGATCCAACTGTAACCCAGAATCGAGAGATACTAGCTAAGACGCAAGGACTCTACGACCAATTAACTTCGGCTCAGGCTGATAGTGAATTAGAAGCAGAGATCACGCAGTTGAAGAATCAGTTCCCTGGAGATTGGGTAGCAGATCAAGGTGAAGGAAACCTAGAGAAGAGGGTGCTACAACACGCTCATCAAGGTCAATTCCCAAACCTTATATCAGCATATAAGGATTATATGTGGGATTCAGTTCAATCCAATGCTAAGGCAGATGCTCTTCGGAGCAACAAGGTAGGTCGTCAGGCACAACACAAAGCAGGTAAAACTGGGATGGGTGTGAATGCGGCTCCGGCTAGAGCAGCGGCTCCAAATGTATCGAGTATGAGTTACAACCAAATTGCTGATGCCATCAACGAAGGGAAATTAACTTAAAGGAGTATTAACAATGGCACTATTAGCTGAAATCAGTTCAATAACCCAAAGATATTTCATGCCTAAATTGGTAGACAATGTCTTTGATTCTAACGCTTTGCTTCAGAGATTGAAGAAAGAACGTTACAATAAAATCGACGGTGGAACAGACATCGTTGTACCAGTAGCATACGCTACTACATCTGCAGGCGGTTGGTATAGCGGCGCAGATACATTAACAACAACTTCTAACGATCAGATAACAGCAGCAAAGTTTGATTGGAAAGAAATCTATGCCAATATCACTATCACTCGTAAAGATGAGCTTAAGAACTCTGGTAAGTCCAGAATTGTTAATTTCGTTAAAGCGAAAGTACAGTTAGCAGAAAAAACTATCAAAGATACAATGGGTACTGCTCTTTTCAATGCAGGATCTGTAACAGATGCTTTCGATGGTCTTCGTCTTGTAACTGCTACGTCTGGTACTTACGGCGACATCGCCAAAGGTTCCTATTCATGGTGGCAAGGGAACGTGGATAGTACCACGACTTCTTTAACCATGGCTAAAATGCAAGCTCTTTACGGAGATGCACAAATCGATAGCGATGGTCCTACTGTTGCATTATGTACACAGGATGTATATGATGACTATTACGCTCTTCTTCAGCCTCAGCAGAGATTCACTGATAGTGGAACTGCAAAAGGTGGATTCAAGAACTTAATGTTCAACGGTATTCCAATCATAGAAGACTCACATTGTGCTTCAGGTCACTTGCACTTCTTAAACGAAAACTACCTTTCTCTTTGTGTTCACAAGGATGAGGATTTCCGTTTCGAGCCTTTTATTAAACCTACTAATCAGAATGTATCTACTGCGAAGATCTACTGGACAGGTCAGTTTACTTGTTCAAATCCTCGTATGCAAGCTATGTTCACTTCAATAGCTTAAAAAAGGATACTTATTATGAGTTTATCAGGATACAGACAGTTAAATGAGGAAAGTGTTAGTGCTGTAACGGCTGACCCTTCTGGAACACCAGGTCAAAGGCGTACCGAAGATGGAAATGATTATCTTTACGTCTATAATGGTTCTACTAATGAGGCAATCAACGTTGGACGTGGTGTAAAATATCACTCTGAGTCAGTTGGTTACACTGTTGATGTAGCTATTTCAACACCTGCAACGACTACGGTTAATGCTTGTGCTGGTATTTGTCAGAATGCAACTATTCCTACGGGATCTTACGGTTGGCTTATGACTCGTGGTTATGCAGTAGCTCTTGAATGTAAGGTTTCTTCAGTAATTACAGCTGAAGCAGTTTACATGAGTACTTCAGGTGCGTTTCAGAGATATTCAGCAATCAAAGTTGCTAATAACATTAATGTTGCAAGAGTTGGTACAGTTATCAATGGTACACTAACCACTGATGCTACAGCTACATTTGCTGCAAGAGTTAACGTAAACGGTAACTAGTTTTAGAGATTAGGTGGTGGCTTTGTGCTTCTCATATTTGTGTGTGATGAAGCCATAGTCGCCGTCTTTTTTATATTCACACACACACTATAGGAGAGAAGATGACAGATTTAAGTGCATTAAGTTCTTTGAAGAAGGATGAGAGTGGAAGTTGGATAGTACCTGATGGTCAGACATTTAAGACTGCCAGTGGTATTCCTCTTGAGCCAATGGTTCGTAAGATTATGCCAACCATCGATGGACCGCCTGCTGATTTAGATAGTATGTATGAGCAAGCTTGTGCCAATGATGCGATTACCGTAAAATCTTGGAAAGAGCAATGGCATTATCAAGTAGAGGACAATAGTAAGACTCATGATTTCATAGCGAATTCATGTGCCTCTCTATTAGGTTCCGAGAAGTTTAAACCAATTGTATTAGCTGGATCAGGACCTAGCTTAAAACGCAATGCTCACCAGTTACAGAATAGAAAAGACATCAGAATCGTTTCATGTCTTCATAACTTCGGATATTTCGAAGATTTAGAGATAATGGGTGAGGATGATTATTATGTAACTCTTGATGCAGGTGATATAACTATAAGGGAAGTAACACAGGGTGGTAGTAAAGAAGATGACTCCTGGTATTGGGAGCGAACGAAGAATAGAACATTGATCGCTCATGTATGTACTAATCCAGATCTGTTAAGAAGGTGGCAAGGTAAAGTATTGTTTTTCTGTACTCCCTTTTCTCCTGAGATGACACCACTAATGAAACCATTTGTAGATGTAAAAGAAGTACCGATGTTTAATACCGGAGGTAACTGCTTAGGAGCATGTATGTATCTTGGTAAGGCCATTTTAGGTGGCAGTACTATGATTTTCATAGGTGCCGACTTCGCCTTTGATTACACTAATAGTTTTCATCCTTTTGGGTCGCCTTACGATCAGATGTTTGATGGAGTAGTTCCTGTAACAAATATCTGGGGAAATAGGGTTTACACTTGGCAGAGTTATTACAACTTCAAGACGTGGTTTGATTTCATGGCTTGTGGTGGAAAAGGTAATAATCCTATTACAATGGTAAATGCTACTGAAGGTGGAATCCTCGGAGCGTATGCTCAAGGAAATATAAAGCAGATAGTACAGATGGATTTGGCTACTGCGTTGTTTACATATCATATGGTTGATATGCAAAAAGATTTATTAGCAAAAGCGGATAAGGAAGCTTGTCTGCTCTATTAACAATTAGGAGATTAAAATGGCAACAACCTTTACAAATAGAAAAGAGTGGTCGGCTGGTGGCTTCAGAGCTGTAGTTGGTCAATTAACTCTTGACGGTGTTACTAGTGGTGCCGTGAACATTGGACTTGAAAGCATTTATGGTGGTAGTGTTACACCTGCTAGTGTTGATACAAGTTTACGTGCTAAAATAGCATTAAATGTTGGTTCTGGTGCTACAGATATTAATGGCGAAATCGCTATTACTAGTGGTACAACTGGCGATGTTTACGAAGTATACTGCGTAGGAAAATAAATGGCTTTTCCTGAATCGGTGATAGCTGATGTCAAGAAGTACAATGACAAACGTTATCTCGTAAAGGGAGGTACAGAAGGTTTACAGACTGTGGTGAGCTATCTTGAGTTTCAGGGTAGCTTATTTCTAGGTATACCTTGCGGAGATACAGTAGAAGAAGCTTCTAAACCAACAATCCCTCCTTGTGTATTGCCTTATATATAGGAG